ATTCTTTGGTGACAATGATTTCAATTTAGAAATTGAGATGGGTCAAGAATGGCTTGTTGGTGATATGAACTTTACTTGTGTGTTATATAAGGTTGATAAAGTTAAAACCAAAACTGATGATGTTTATGGTGAGACTGTTGAGGATGGGATTAAATTTTTACCCCCAGTTGAGTTTAATGCATTTGTTCAAATTGCAACTCCGGAAAACAAAAATGTTGGGTCAACTAAAAATGCACAGATCGAACCTGGAAATATTACAGTTTCAGTTTATTTAAAGACATTAGAGGAACTTGGAATTGATATTGACTTTGGGGATTACATCGGATACTACGATACTGAAAATTTTGTAAGATATTATACTGTTGTAAATGATGGTAGAGTATTGTCAGATTTTAAACATACATATAAAGGCTACCGTCCTTTTTACAAGACCATAATTGCGGCACCAGTTGGTCCGAATGAATTTAGAGCACTTTAATAATGGGTTTACCTAAAAAAATAAAAAAATATATTCCACTAACAGAATCTAAAACTCTTTTACCAAGAAGAAGAGAGTTAAGAGATTTAATTGAGGAAGATGGAACTTTTTTACCAAAGAGTTTATTACACGCAGATCTTGATCGTGGATTTTTGGATTTTACAAGAGATGAGTTAAAATGTGTTGTTGAGGGTAAAACAATTCCTATGATTGACATTTTGATTACAACCCAAAACTGGGCTCAATTTGTTGAGACCTGGGATTTTCAAAATATAGATAAAAATACGGAACCTCCATTTATTACAGTAATCAGAACTCCGGAAGTAAAATATGGAAACAATCCGGGTATTGTTTATAATATACCAAATAGAAGATTGTATTTTTATTATAAAGTACCAACTTGGGATGGCAATAGAAACGGCTACGACATATATAAAATTCCACAACCAATCCCTATTGAAATCACTTATACTGTTGCAATTGTTTGTAATAGAATGAGGGAAGTTAATGAGTTTAATGAAACTGTTATGAAAAAGTTTGCATCACTCCAAGCTTACCAAACCATTAAAGGACATTATATTCCAATTAAATTAAATAACATTACTGACGAATCTGTAATGGATCTTGAAAAAAGGAAATACTACATTCAAAAATATGAGTTTACTTTATTAGGTTTTCTAATTGATGAAGATGAGTTTGAGGTTACTCCGGCAATTACAAGAACTTTTCAAATATTTGAAACTGAAACCCCATATAAGAAAAGAAAATATAATGGAAAGATCCCACCTGAACCTGCTGTACTTGATTTTATTTTTCCGGTTGGTGAAAATGAAAGAGAGGAATTGTTTAATTATATTTTGAATATGAATTTACAGTCCGTTGACAACGTTAGTTCATTTGAGGTATATATAAATGGAGATTACTATGGTCAAGATTTAACGGAACTACAAATTAATAATGGTGACACACTTTTAATTATTATAACAAAGGTTGACGCGACAAAATCCTCAAGTGTAAAGTTTATTGAGAACCCAGTTTAATTTTCTCCGTATATATCTCTTTTTTCTTTACACTTCTCAACAATTAAGCCTTCTAAAAACTTATACATTTTAAGTCCTCGCTTATCACAATACTTTTTTAAGATGTCGTGAACATCCTTATCAATCTTTAAATTTTTTATTTTTTTTGGTTCCTTTTCCATAGGTAGAAAAAAGGTAGAAAAAAATCCTACCAAAATATAAATAGTTTCCAATAAGTAAAGTTTTTGCTTAAAACCTTAATATTTATTAGAAAATAAATTAATTAACTTTTAAAAAAAAATGGCTACTAACAGTAAAGTTTTTGTATCACCGGGAGTTTACACATCTGAAGTAGATTTGAGTTTTGTTGCTCAGAGTGTTGGTGTAACAACACTTGGAATAGTTGGGGAGACTCTTAAAGGTCCAGCATTTGAACCGATCTTTGTGAGAAACTTTGATGAATTTCAAACCTATTTTGGTGGAACTTCACCTGAAAAATTTGTGAACACACAAATTCCTAAATACGAAGCCGCTTACATCGCAAAAGCGTATTTACAACAATCAAATCAATTATTTGTAACAAGAATATTAGGATTATCTGGATATGATGCTGGTCCTTCTTGGTCAATATTAACTAAAGCGAACCTTGACCCATCAACACTTGATTTTTGGTGTTTGAGTGGTGCTACAACACCTGAAAGTCCTTGTGATCCAGTCTGTGTTGTTAAAAGACAAGAAACCTTTGCAGTTGATTTTAGTGCTTGCACTAATGGTAATGTTGTGTTAGGAATAAACGGAACATCATTCCCATCTGAGATTGCTAATTTATTAACTGTAAATTACGAACAGTTTGATGGTGGTGTATCAACATTACAAGATGATATTGACGGATTAGTTTTGGATATTATTACAGATGACAATCCTTATATGGCTGAAGATGAAAATATCAAATATTTTGGTTCAATCCCACAAGACGATTATAATTTCTTAACAGCAACCGGTTATACAGCATCAACAAATGTATTTGGTGTTGATAATGTATCATTTGAGGATTCTAACCCATCTTCTGGGTTAAACGACTCTTGGTACTACGCTTTGTTTGAAAACATCGGAAATTCACAATATTCAGGATTTTCTTTCTTTACAACAGTTACTGGTATTACGTGGACTAATCCGACAACCACAACTACAACAGTATCACCAACAACCACAACTACAACACTAAATCCTTGTGTTACACCAACACCTATTACCACAACAACAACAACGGCACCTCTTGTTGTTGACTGTTATGTGGGAACACTTGTTGGAGTATTATACTACTATACTGGTACATCATATACACAATATGATGATTTGGTTGTTTGTACATTAAGATCAAGAGGTCTTGCAACATATAGCAATGAAATAAATCCTGTTTATGAAGTAACCGGAACAACTGATGTTACTTATGATATGACTGGTGAATACCTTGGTGTTCTTAAAAATCCATTCTTACCATTCGGTATTACAGCGGTTAATAATGATGGGACTACTTTTGATTTTGAGGTGTCTTTAAATCAGTCAGACGCTAAGAATGTGGCTAAAGTATTTGGTAGAGGAAACTTTGACAAACCAAGAACTCAAGTTCCACTTATGGTTGAGGAATACTACAACACACTATTAACTTATGGGTGGAATAAAGGTTTCATTAGAGGTTTGAGTCCTGTTGTGGTTTCAGCTGAAGGAGCACAAGGAACAGATCCACAAACAATTGGTTGGTATTTGGATAGATTCCAATCACCGTCGACACCTTGGGTTGTTTCCGAATTAAGAGGTTCTAAAGTTTACAATCTATTTAAGTTCTACACAATTTCTGATGGTAATACAGCGAATACAGAAGTTAAAATATCTTTAGCAGATCTTTCATTTAATAATGAAACATTTACAGTATTAGTTAGAGATTATTTTGATACTGACGCTAATCCGGTTGTTCTTGAGAAATATACAAACTGTTCTATGAACCCAGGTGAAAACAATTATATCGCTAAGAAAATTGGTACATTAGATGGTGAGTACGAACTAAACTCTAAATACATTATGGTTGAGATGAATGAGGACGCACCAATTGATGCAATTCCTTGTGGTTTCGATGGTTATACTTTTAGAGAATATCCTGACGGAAGATCACCATTCCCAATATATAAGACTAAATATTTCTTACCAGGTGAACAAGTATTTAATCCTCCGTTTGGAACATCAACAGGAGCTGACGATGCTTTTGTAAGTGCTGGTGATAATATTAGAAAAACATATCTTGGTCTTGGTACTTATTGGGGTTATGATGTTGATTTCTTCCAGTATAAAGGAAAAGTTAAACCATTTGATCTGTGTAATGGTGAAGGAACTGAATGGAACTTTAGAACAAAAGGTTTCCATATGGACCAGTTTGCTAGTGGAATTACAATATCAAGTGGTTTTGCCTCAAGTGGAACACCTAAATTTGAGTGTGGTGCAACATCATTCTCATCTGAACCTGAAGATCCAGAAAATCCATACTACAGATTAAATTCAAGAAAATTCACAGTAATGGTTTATGGTGGATTTGATGGTTGGGATATTTACAGAGAATACAGAACAAATGCTGATAAATTTGCACTTGGTAGAACAGGATTCTTAAATGGTGCTTGTCCATCTATTAGATTCCCTAAAGGTAAAGGAAATGGATTGTTCAAACAAATTGCAATCGGAGACGGATCAATTGAGTTTGGAAATACAGATTACTACGCATATTTATTGGGTCAAAGAACATTTGCAAACCCAGAAGCTGTTAATATTAACGTATTTACAACCCCAGGTATTGATATTCAAAACAACTCTGACCTTATTGAAAGAGCAATTGATATGGTTGAGAACGATAGAGCTGACTCACTTTATGTAGCAACTCTTCCAGATTACAATATGTTTGTTGCAACAACAACAGAAGGTGACAATCTAATCTATCCACAAGAAGCGGTTGATATTGTTGAGGAAACTGGAATTGACTCAAACTATACCGCAACATATTATCCTTGGGTGTTGACAAGAGATAGTGTTAATAATACACAGATCTATATACCAGCAACCGCTGAAGTTACAAGAAACTTAGCATTAACTGATAATATTGCGTTCCCTTGGTTTGCAGCAGCAGGTTATACTCGTGGTATTGTAAATGCGGTTAAAGCTCGTAAGAAGTTGACACAAGAAGATAGAGATGTACTTTATCTTGGTAGAGTAAACCCAATTGCAACATTCGCTGATGTGGGTACTGTGATTTGGGGTAACAAAACTCTACAAGTAAGAGAGTCCGCTCTTGATAGAATTAACGTAAGAAGATTGTTGTTACAAGCTCGTAAGTTGATTTCAGCTGTTTCTGTAAGACTATTATTTGATCAAAACGATCAACAAGTAAGACAGGACTTCTTGAACGCGGTAAACCCAATCTTGGATGCGATCAGAAGAGATAGAGGTTTATATGACTTTAGAGTAACAGTATCTAACGATACGGAAGATTTAGATAAGAACCAATTAGTTGGTAAGATCTACATCAAGCCGACAAAATCTCTTGAGTTCATTGATATTACATTCTACATTACTCCAACCGGAGCGTCGTTTGAAAATATCTAAAACGAATAAATTACAAGAATGGGGATCCTTTGGTCCCCATTTTTATTTTATACGATATTTATTATTATGAATTACAAAGTTTTAGTTAGAGAAATCATTAGTGAGATGGTAGAAAAGAAAAATCTACGACTATACGGATTTGATTGGGATGATAATATATTACAAATGCCCACAAAAATTTATTTAAAATCAAATACTGGGAATGTTGTAGGAATGTCCACCGAAGATTTTGCGGAGTATAGACACTTAATTGGAAAAGAAGATTTTGATTATGAAGGTGAAACGATAGTTGGGTATGACTCAAATCCTTATAGAGATTTTACTCATCCAGATACGTTTTTAGAAGATACAGCCGAGGCTATCGAAAAAAATAAAAAATCACCCAGTTTTAAGAAATTTAAAGAAAATCTAATTTATGCCAATCCGTTTTCAATAATTACAGCAAGAGGACATCACCCAAAAGTGATTAAAAGAGGTGTTAGAATGTTTATTAATATGGTTATGACACCAGAAGAAAGAAGAGAAATGGCAAAAAACATTAAGAACACTTTTGAACACGAGGAAATGTTTTCTGACAGATTTTTAAGTCAATTAGATGACTTAACACCAGGACAACTTATTGATCTATACTTGGACGAAAGAGGTGATTATTATCCCGTTTCGTCAGAGGAGTTTGGGGAAAAGTTTGGTTTAGAAACTTCCGGAGGAGCCTCAAATCCTGAACACGCAAAAAAGGTAGCGCTTCTTGATTTTATTTCAAAATATAATGATTTGATTAAAAGCGGAAAATATGTAAACACTTCATTAGGATTTTCAGATGATGATCCTAAAAATATTAAAGCAATGGTAGAATATGTTAGAAATGAATTATCAAGAATGTATCCAGAAGTTAAATTTATTATTTATGATACATCAGAAGGAGGATATAATAAAATTCATATTGAAACTAATAAAGAAGAAGATGAAGAAGTTATGTTAGAATCTTTAATTAAAAGAACAATATTGAAAATTAAATCAAAGTAAATAGAAAAATTTTTCAAAACGACATATTTATCAAATAAAGAAAATAAACACAAAATTAAAAATAAAAAATTATGGCTGATTTACTAATGAAAATGCCAGTTCCGTATGAACCCAAAAGACAGAACAGGTTTATTTTAAGATTTCCTTCTAGTTTGGGTATAAACGAATGGTACGTTGAATCTGCTTCAAGACCATCAATTAAAATTAACTCTACGGAAATTCAGTTTCTAAACACTTCAACATATGTTGCCGGTAGATTTAACTGGGATGAAATTTCAGTTAAGTTTAGAGACCCAATTGGACCTTCAGCATCACAAGCCCTTATGGAGTGGGTACGTTTGTGTGCAGAATCTGTTACAGGACGTATGGGTTATGCCGCTGGTTACAAAAAGAATGTTGATCTTGAAATGCTCGACCCAACCGGAGTTGTTGTTGAAAAGTGGATTCTTGAAGGTACATTCCTTACAAGTGCGAACTTCGGTTCCTTGTCTTATTCGCAAGATGCAATTGCTGACATTACCTGCGGGTTAAGAATGGACCGTTGTATTTTGGTTTACTGATCAATTCTTAATATTTTTTTCAAACCTATATGTTTTATAACGTATAGGTTTTTTTATTTACAAAAAACACAAGTCAAGTATTTTTATAATAAAAAGTTATTATGGAAACAAATGTAAATGAATATGGTCAAATGAATTTTAATCTACCACACGATGTAGTAAAATTACCATCTGGTGGGATTTTTTATCAAAGTAAGAAAAAATCAGTTAAGGTTGGTTATTTAACTGCTGCCGATGAAAACATTCTTGTTAGTATGGATAGTAGGAAAACAATTAAAGAAACAATTGTTTTACCACTTTTAAGAAATAAAATTTATGAACCAGATCTAAGACCAGAAGATTTAACTGACGGTGATATTGAAGCAATTCTTATTTTCCTTAGAAATACATCTTTTGGTCCGGAATATACATTTAATTTAACAGATCCTGCAAATGGTAAAACTTTTGAAGAAAAGGTTCTATTAGAATCCCTCGATATTAAAAAAACCAAAGAAAAACCAGATGAAAATGGTTTCTTTTCGGTTACACTCCCTAAAAGTAATGTACAGGTTAAATTAAAACCATTGACGATGAGAGATAGTATGGAGATTGAAAAAATATTAGAATCATATCCAGCAGGAAGAATATCACCGATTATGACTTTGAGACTCAATAAAATGATTGTTGAGATAAACGGAAATCAAAGTAGAGAAGAAATCTCTAAATTTGTTGAGACTATGCCAATTATGGACTCAAAGTTTATTAGAAATTATATGTTTGAAAATGAACCAAGACTTGACCTAAACCGTGAAATTATAGCCCCGTCTGGAGAAAAGGTGAATGTTACTATCGCCTTTGGGGTGGAATTTTTTCGGCCTTTCTTCTAATTATAAAATCTACATTTTAGATGAATACATTTTTTTAGCAAGGATGTTAAGAATGTCTTATTCTGATTTTCTTAGGATACCAACTTATGAAAGAAAGTACATTATTGATAAGCTAATTGAGAGTAATCAAAAAAATAAAAGTTAGGTATTTATAAAATAAAAAATGTTTTTTGCTGATGAAGATAAAAGTGGTAGTGCTAAAGGTTCTGTTTTAAGTGAACAGGAACAAAGAGCACAAGCCGCATATAGAGCTAAAGTAAATGTTGGTACTGATATTGTTGACAATTTTCTTGGCGACACAATGAATACTTGGCTCAAAGAGTTGGCAGCTCAATTTAGTGCCACAGGCTTTGCACAAAGAGCCCAAACCTTAGACATCGAAGCCACAAAAATTAGAAATATTATTGGTTTAAATAAAGAAACTAATGATCAGTTTCAGGTTTCAATTGCAAAAAACGCGTCTCTTTTTCGTGAATATGGTTATGATGTTGAAGACATTGGTGCAACATATGAAAAAATATTTGGAAATTTAAACGCATCAGTAAGTGTTGCAGACGAAACCCTTTTAAATTTAAGAACAACCTCTCAAGTTACCGGTCAAGATATTGGTGAACTTGTAAATTCATTTAGAGGTGTTGGTGTTGGTATTTCAGACATTGGTGATAGAATGCTTGAAGTCGTAAATATTGCCAGAGAAGCTGGTGTTGCGACAAAAGCGGTTTCTGACGGTGTTGTAAAAAACCTCGATAAAATGAATATCTATAATTTCGAGGGTGGA